TCCATAGAACAGTTTGACCGCCTTTCCAACCTCTCCAAATCGAGTTATCTACATAATTTTCATAAGAAATACCGTTTGAGTCCTGAGCATATGCCCATCCATACCCTTGAGCAGTTTGGTGAAATACCCCACGAATCGAAACACTAGAATTTGGATTTCCATTTGTTCCTGAAACAGAATAAAATGTGTGAAGTCCGGGACCTAAATTAAGAAGCTCATTTAATATGTTTTTATTTGGATCGGTAACAGAAAGTTTTACTCCTCCGTTATCATTTGTAATCTTTGACATTTGTACCTTGCTTCTCAAATCTGTATCTTTATTATTATCATCAGTCTGAACTTGATTGACTGCTGCTATTAATTGGTTGAATTCATCGTCTACCTGTTGAGAACTAATTTTAGTCCCTGCTTGAAAGTCATATTTTCTGGACCAACTCATCTATATCACCTCTTTGGTTTCTTTAATTGATACTCTAAAACGATACCGTATATTGTTAGAGGTTCGTCTACTTTGTCATTTGTTATTTTGAATTGAATGTCTTTTCCTTTTTTACTAATCTTTAATTCTCTTTGTGTTGTTTCTGCTGTATCCCAGGTAGCCTTATCCCAACTACTTGTATCCCATATACCTGAACTACCTTGACCAACATTACCTGTTAAATCATTATTTGTATTTATATCGAATTGGTCGATGATAAAGTCTAAGTCATAAGTGGAAACGAAATTATCCCATTCTTTTGAGATAATCCACGACTTACGAAACTTCTTCATGTGAACAGGGTAATCAAAGTCGATTAATTTTGTTTTCATTTCAAATGGAATTGGATCACCATTATCATTGAAAATATTTTCATTGAAACGATAAATAACCCCTTTGTTATTCGAGAAGTAAAGTAAATTATCTCGGATAATAAAAGAGTTTGCTTGAATACCTGTATATCTAGTCCATGATTCAAGAGTGACATCATAAACAAGTGTTAAACCACTCGGAAAGCTTAAATAATACTTGTTATCATAAAAAATAGAGGTTGCTAGTGCTTTGTCTGATAACCCCACAGACTTCAGAACAGGCAATACTTTATCACTCATAATTTGAGCTGAGATATATTCCTGGTCTGTAGCAAATAAGGAATAAACATGGTCATCAGCTAAGAAAAATAGGTTATTTCCTACCTCTTGCACCGAATCCCTAGAGATACACCCTTTCGGTACGTTTAACTTAATCAATTCATAGTCCGTTAAGTTTGCGCCATCACCTTTTAAAGTCCATACGCTATTCTGACAGAAGATAATTAATTGATTACGGAATACTTTTAACTCGACAATTGCATCATTTTCTTCTGTTGCGACATCGAAAAAGTAGATAGCAGGGAAATAATCGTATACTGCATAGCCAAGAACAGGGTCAAAAAATGAAAAATGCACCCTATTCTTAATTGTTGGGTGCGCTGCTGCAAATATTCGATCTTTCTTCAATGCAAATGTACGAAAGTTTGTTAAGTTAGCTAAGTCATTTAATCCAGGGTCTGTTGTTTCTCCTGTTGTTGGTGTATGTGGTGTTACTGAACTAACTGTCATCGTACCACTATTGTAAGTCTTTAGAGAGCCACCATCAGCGATTAAAACAACATCGTTAATACTTCTATCCTTGTAAGTGATAAACTTAACATTGTTCGTTGCAAGTGTTCCGAAAGTACCTGTTAAATTACCACTTACTTCTTTAAGTAATTGTTTATTGCTTACTGCTAGTAATTCTTTTGTGCTGTCACTCTTTTTGAAATCGTATAGTTTATAGATTGGATTTCTGTCGTTTAGTGCATTGTTCCATGTGGTCATTTGTTCACCTCACTTACTTCATCCAAAAATTATCATAATAAACCACTCGAGAAGTTGTTAAAGAAGGGTTTCCATAATGCCAGTCCCATTTATAGATACCTACTTTAGGATAAACTCCTATTTGGTCATTCATGCAATTTGGATAACCATTGTATTGAAATACAAGTTGACCATCCTTGTAAACCTCAGTTATAGGGTTTTGAGAACCTAACCATCCCCATCTAATATGAAAAGCCCAACGCACCCATTTACCCTTATCTTCTGTGTATGAACCAATATCCTGTTGAAACGCAGTTAAGGTGTAGGGATTAGATTGGCTACTCATTCGCCCTGCATCATAGTTCATTGAAACAAGGTAACGTCCATTTTGCGTTAGCAAAGCTAAAGGTGGCGTTACGTTTTGTTCACCACTATCAGGTGTAGTATGCCATTGAATCAATGACTCAGCAGAAGTATCTAATGCGAAATCTTCGGTACCATTTGGTAGGTATATACTAACTCCATACCAATGTTCTTCTAATGGAGATTCGGAAGGTAAGGTGATTTCACTTCGCTTTGATCCTCCTACTTCTGGATCACTTTGTCGTAATTCCAACCTTAGTGATGTACTGCCAGTTTCTTTTATAGTTGAACTGAATGTTTGAGAGTAAGACATTCCAGGAGTTTCTTTAGTCCAATACCATTTAGTTAAGCTCGTTTCAAACTTTTCATCAACATAAAATGGTATTTGTCCTAATGGTTTAATACAGAAGTTATCCCATCTAAAGTCAAACCCTTCTGCTCTCGAAAATAATCCATGTTTAGTTGCAGTTGAGTTGAAGGAATCATATGTTTTCGTGATTAAAAACCCATCCATATAAATCTCAATTTTATTACCTTTCATTAAGACAGATAATTTACCACTAGTATAAGTTTTGTTAACAGTGGCTACAGCTGTGGATGCCCCTGCAACATACTTAGTTAATGAAATCCAAGAGGGTTGAAGTGTTACTAACCAAAAATTATTAATGTCTGTTACTCGGAAAGAAAGACCATTATTGCTACTTGTACCTAAAGTAACATCTGCTTCTATAATGCAATCAGATTCATTTGATTCTTGATATGCTATATTCCTTCCTGCAGCACTAGTAGACACAACATATGCACTATTCCCTTGAATTCCCCAAACAGTAGAATTTTGTACTAGTAAAGAATAGCCAGTATTATTCGTTTCAGCATTTCCTAGACTTGTAGTCGAGTCAGCTCTTGCGAAACTATCGAATAATAAATAATTACTTCTTTGCGGTTGACTAGATAATATCCTTGCATTTACATAATTTGTGTATTTTGTTACTAAATCATCTAAATTTGCTTGAGTTGCCTTTTCTCCTAATTTCACATCAACATCATTAAGACGTTGATTCAAAACTGTGTAATTACCTCTAGCATCTACAACTTCAGTATCGCTTGTACCAGAATTGGCGATAATGTTATCAATTCGCTTTTCTAGTGTATCAACTTCGCCATCTATCCGAGTGTTAATTGTAGTACCTTGTGAAGTTATCTCATCTTTACGGTTTTTAATCTCCGTATCAATTATAGTAAAGTTATCTGATAACGTTGTATCAACAGGCAGATTGTCTGCTCTATTCGGTTTATATAAATTGTAATTTGGTGTATTTACCATTAAACTTCACTCCAATCTTTGAAGCCAAACTGATCCCAGTTGTACGATGTGCCTATTGTTGGTCCTGCAGCATAATGTTCATATCCATTTCGTTTCTGAATATATCCTCTGCCTAATATCGCATTCTCTACTTCAATTAATTCGTTTTCTGAAGCTAATACTGCTCCATCTTTTGCATTTAATCCACCTGAGAAGTCTTGTAAGTTACCGTATAGTTTTGTACTCATTAGCACCACCTCATGTTGTAGACATCTCTAATCTTTAATGGAGGATTCTGTCTATTGACATAACGGACGAAGTCCTGTTTTCTTCTCTCATATTCTTGTGTAGCGTTACCTTGAAAGCCTAATTCCTCATTAGAGAACTCATACTTCGCAATCGTATATAAAACTAGCAAATTATGAAAGTTAGAAGGGATTACAGGCTCATCTTCATCATCTTCTAAGTGTGGCAGGATGGCATTGTAGATTACTTGTATTGTAGTATCCTCTGTTGGCTCTGGTTGAAGCGTAAGAGTATTCCCTAATAATTTATATCCATAGCTTGTAAAGTCGTTTAATGGCAATTTACGAAGGTTCTGACCAACTACCACAATATCATGTATATCTGTTGGTAACGTGTAATCCGTTTGACCTGTTACCACATTGATTGTTGTAGACTTTTTATATTGTGCGTATGGTGTTAATTCGTCTAATCCTAAGTTAATCCAACTTGTTAACGGATCATTGTCAACTTCATCATCTATGTTAGTGTTTACTTGATTTCGGATTTCTTCAAGGTTCATACGATACCTCCTATATACAAAAAAAGGGAGGGCAAGGATTAACCCCTACCCTCTCTCTTTGATTATTTCGCTTTTACTTTTACTTCTTTAAATACTTTACGATCTTCCTCATCAGTAAAAGACAAGATTGCATCAGCGTGCACTTGTGCAAATTCTGTATCAGGAATTTCAATTACTTTTGTTTCATCATCAATGTGAATGAATTTTCTTAATTTCATAAGAACCCCCTATTAGTTAACTGTTAAGTGACGGTAAACAGCTTTTTTCTTCGCATCTAATACGAAAGCATCATAATAAATACGACCTTCTACTAAGTTACCATTAATCCCTGGTGGGTTATCGTGAATCTTGTACTCTTGTAATTTCTTAGGTGATAGAGTAGCAGATTTATGAACCATTACGAATGGTGTTTTAATTGGGAAATATGAAGCAGGAACTTTTACAATCGCTACTCCATCAATTTCACCAACTTGACCATTAATTAACATCTTCTGAGCAATCTCAGTTGATTTAATGAATGATGTATCTTGTTTGATAAAGTTCACATAAGCAGGAGTACAGAAAGCAATACGTCCTGTTTGTGGAACTAAGTTGTTATCTAAATAAGCTGTTGCAGCTAAGAAGTTAGAATAAGCATTTGACGCTGTAATATCTACTGCTGTTGGTTGTCCACCATTAGCTGTTGCAGAAGTTACCCAAGTAGATAAACGGTAAGTGTCAATCTCAGGGATTACAACTTCAGCTAATTGACGAGCTAAAGCTTTACCAGCTTCACGAACATTCATAGAGTCGTTTTCGTCCCCTTTATCTACAATGAACGTAAATGAACGGTCACGAGATAAAGTGTAAGTTGCTACAGTATCTGGAAGATCAGCAGGAGTACCGTATCTAGATGTACCTGTACGAGAATAAGTATTCATCGCAGCAGTTGAGATACTGTAAACCTTAACTGTGTTTACTCCTTCAAAATCATAATCTTGGTGTACTGCGCTTTCAGTTAATGCGCCTAAACGAAATCTTTCATCTACTTTACCTGAATATTTACTAGCTAAGTTTACTGCCATTTAAAACACTCTCCTCTTATTTAAAGTAAGAGTCAAAACCATCCTCGAAATCGTCAACAGATTGACTATTTGTACTACCATGTTGTGTTGTCCCACCTGTGACAGTCCGTTTCAGATTCTGCTCATTTTGTTTGTAAATTTGTTGTTGCTGCTTTAGTTGTTTAGCCATGAAGCTCTCGTAAGCGAATTTCAAAGGAACTCCATTCTCACGAGCTGTTGTGAATACTTCATCTGGTATTTTGTCAGTGTTAGGGTCAAAGTCACGATCATTAAACTCTCTAAACACTTCATTTAACCCAACGAATTCCTGTATTTCTTTTTGTTCTTGTTCTTTTTGTTGTTTTTCTTGTTCGAATTGTTGTTGAAACTTTTCCATCTCGATCATTTTCTTTGCGTATTGTTCAGGAATATTTTGTTGCACCAATTCGTCAATTCGTGCTTGCTCCTGCATCGCTTTGAAATCATTGATGAAATCATTTATGTTATCAAATCCGTTTTCTTTTGCTAAATCTTGTAGGAATAAACGACCTGGATCGTTTTGTAGTTCTTGTAATTGTGTTTGAACCTTGTCATAGTTCATACCCTTTTGGGCTAATATTGTCGCTTCAGATAAAGGAATTTCCTTTTCTTCACCGTTGTATTTGAGTTTTAATAATTGTTCTTGTTGTTCTTCTGTTAGAGTAGCTTCTTCTTGTGCACCAGATTCTTCACTCTCTACTTGTTCGTTACCTTCTGTACTTGTGTCTACATCATCCGTTGGTATATCGTTTGATGGTTCTTCAAAGTCATCAGGTAAAATTGCTTCATAATCGTTATTTTCAAACATCGTAACTCTCCTTTTCCCTATGGTTGGGGAATAATTTGAATTTAGACAGTTTAATGACATATCTAGGTCAAAACAAAAAGCACATCAACTAATACGGTGGTTAGTTAAAGTGCTTTATTTCACTTCAATATCACAATTTTCATTTGTTGCAACTTCCCAATCATCTTCAAGAATCCCAGAAAGTGTAAATAAAATATCAGTCGTATCTAGAAAGTCAATCACTTCACCAGTTTTAGTGTGG